CGTTGAAAACTGTATAAGAGCGCGCGCAAGGCATAGGCTTTTCTTCGCCTGTTAGCTTGTCTTTAACTCTTATAGTTTTGTAAAAAAGAACGGCATGGCCTTTGCTGCCTTTCTTGACAGCAGCGCCTAAGCTTTTCCATTGCTTGAACGTGGCGAAGACGGGCGAAGTGTAGCCAGCAAGCGCAATGGTCAAGCCAAGGTTAAAGCGATTGATGCCAGTATATGCGCGCTTTTTAGCGCTGACAGGCTGGCCCGCTACAGCAACGGCGTCTTTCCAAGGCTTAGCCCAGTCGGAGCCGTGTTGCTCCATCATATCAATGACAGTTTTTGCGATGGCGTTGATGGTTTCATTTGCTTTAGTCATTTTGGTTTTCTCCTGTTGAAATCGTGGCTAGATTTGGCGCACGGCTAGCCAGCGCGCGCTGCGCTGGCCCGCGCTGCGTCAATGCTTGGTTACGTCGAAAGAGAATGTGAGAACGTCACAAGCCAGCACGCCAAAGCGCGCAGCGTCATGCCAACGGGTAAAGCTTGGCTCTTCTGAGCAGTCGAGCGCCCAGCAAGAACCATATTCGGCCAGCATAAACTCAGCGAAATCGTCCAGCGCTTTTTCGTCGCTATCGGATAGCCCGCTAGTATCACCATTGATTAAAGCGCTGGCCCAAAAAGCTGGTAGCTCAAAGTTTTCTATTTGCATCTGATTTTCTCCTCAGTCTGATTCTAGTTATCTTTATTCACAAATGAATAATAGACAGAGGAAAACACGAAAGGCAATAACTATTTATTCATTTTTTAGTTATTTATTTTCGAGTATATATAAAGAGCAATAAAAACAGGGGTTTTAAAAATGGTAGGCAAACCGGCAGCAGGGCAAGCGGTAGTAAGCAAGCTGCGCACAGAGCTACACCGCGCGTTTGATGTGCTCGAGCGAAAGAATCGCCCATTGCACAAATTGCTAGCCGATCAGATTGAGGATGACGCGGCTGGCTCGCTTCAAAAGCTGGCGCGCTTTCTGCCCGCTGAAGTGAACGTCAGCGCGGGCAGTGAGCTATCGCTGGCGCTTGCGGCTGTTGCGCAAAGAATTGGCGAAAATAAGCGCGAAATGCGTGAACTCCCTATTGAGCAGACTGCAAACGATGCGCTAGATCACGTTGATGATGCTGTAATCATTGAGGAAACGGCAAGCGAGCCAGAGCCAGAGATTCAACAAGCGCGAAAGGTTGCTGCAAAAATTAGGCTTTCGCCCAAACCAGAGCGCAAGCCAGCGCCAGAGCCAGAGCCAGAGCCAGAGCCAGCGCGCGAAATCAGAAGCAGACGCGGCCGCAAAAGCAAAGTTGAGCTAATGAAAGAGCAAGCAGCACGCCAGCAACCTAAAAGAGAGTAGAATTATTCTAAATCAACCCCCCCCTGTGCGCGCGCGGGCGGGGCGGCTATTATATGTATACATACCCGTTCAAATCTCCGCTCCCTTACGCTCACCCCAGCTACCCCCCCCTGCTCACTTTATTCCCGCCTCAGTGAACCTGACTAAATTATGAATAATTTCGATTGACCAAGGTAACCCTAAAGAATACATACAGTATAGAATGGCGTTTTCTGTTGGTTTAGGCGCACGTTCTCCTCCCTGTTGATACTGCCCGCCTTGGCTCACCCCTTGGCGGGCTTTTTTGTGAGATTAGATGCCCGCTACCAAGCAACAGAACGCTAACGCTACTGCCGACTTACTGCTCAAGCTCCATGATGACCCTGTTCTCTTTGTGCAGAGTGTCTTGAACGCTGAGCCGCAAAAATGGCAGCGCGAAGCTCTCGAAAATGTACGCGACAATGCCCGCGTAAGCTGCCGTTCTGGTCACGGCGTAGGTAAGAGCGCCCTCTTGAGCTGGGTAGTCTTATGGTATCTTATAACGCGTCCTTGTCGTGTGATCTGCACTGCCAACAGCGCTAACCAGCTTAATCAAGTTCTGTGGGCTGAGATCAAGAAATGGGCTGGCATGATGCCGAAGGGCTTGCGCAATGAGCTTGAGATCACCAGCGACAAGATAACGCTTAAAGGCATCGACAGCTCGGCGCACGCCCGCGTGTCAAGTCGTGATCGCCCAGAGGCGCTGCAAGGATTCCACCACGAGAGGTTGCTTTTTATCGTTGATGAAGCCTCTGGCATTGATGACATTGTGTTCGAGGTAGCGCAGGGTGCGTTATCTACGGCTGGCTCTAAGATTTTGATGGTTGGCAACCCCACGCGAAATTCTGGTTACTTCTATGACAGCTTTCACAAGAGCGCGCATCGTTGGCAGAATATGCGGATTAGTTGCGAGGATGCCGACTACGTTTCGCAAGAATTTATTGACGATATGGCAGAGCAATACGGCGAATCTTCAGCTATTTTTGCAATCCGCGTACTGGGTGATTTCCCTGAGAACTCAGACTCCAGCTTAATCCCGCGTCATTTGATCGAAGCTGCAATTTCGCGCAACGTTGAGCCGATGAATGTCAGCCCTGTTTGGGGCTTGGATGTTGCCGCTTATGGTAGCGACAGGTGTGCTTTAGCCAAAAGGCAAGGCAACGTTCTGACGGAGCCTGTGAAGCACTGGCAGGGCAAAGATTTGATGGAAACGGTTGGCATAGTTCTCAACGAGTGGGAAGCCACGCCGTATATGGATCGCCCTAGTGAGATTGCCGTTGACGTAATCGGGATTGGCGCTGGCGTTTGTTCTCGCTTGCAAGAGTTAGAGTTACCGGCTCGCGGCATTAACGTTGCCGAAAGTCCAGCTTTGGGTGGGCGTTATCAGCGCTTGCGTGACGAGCTTTGGTTTCGTTGCCGCGAATGGTTTGAGCAGCGTGATTGCAAGATGCCAGATCACGAAGAGCTGGTGAGTGAGCTAGCTGGCGTTCAGTTTAAGATTTTGAGTAGCGGCAAGTTCAAAGCTGAGAGTAAAGATGAGATGAAGAAGCGAGGTCAGCGCTCGCCAGATTTAAGTGACGCCTTGGTTTTAACTTTTGCCAGCCAAGGCTTGAAGGCTTCTGGCAGTGTTAATCACTTCGCGTTTACTGGTGAGTTAGACTACGGCGAAAGCAGTTGGATTGTGTAATGGCTACCGGCAAGAAGTATAGCAAGACAGTTAAAAATCCTAAAACTGGCCGCAAAACGACAGTTAGATATGGTGCGAAGGGTTACACCATAGCGCCCTCGACGAAGCGCGGTGATAGCTATTGCGCGCGCTCTCAGGGTCAAATGAAGAAGCACCCTAAAGCTGCGAAGAACCCTAACAGTCCTTTGCGTTTATCGCGCGCCAAGTGGAAGTGCGCGGGCGCTAAATCTAGGAGAAAATGATGCACATGGTTTACATGAAGCCCCGCAAGAAGCCCGAAGCTGAGAAGCCTAAAGCTAAAAAGGTTGTGAAGAAGAAGCCAGCCAAGAAGAAGTCTAGCTATCAAGGGAAGTACGCGTAATGGCTAAAAAAGGTTTGTACGCGAACATTCACGCTAAGCGCAAAGCTGGTAAGCCCATGCGTAAAAAAGGTGCGAAGGGCGCGCCGACTGACGCTGCTTTTAAGCGCGCGGCTAAGACAGCTAAAAAGCGGAAAAAGTAATGGCAGATATGGATGAGCTACAGTTTCGCCGCATTTTGCAGGGCGAGATTGAGTCAGCGGTAAATTACTCAGACAGCGAGTTTAGTTCTGAGCGCATGGATGCCATGCGTTATTATTTGTCTGAGCCTTTTGGCAATGAGGTAGAGAACCGCTCGCAAGTCGTTTGCTCTGAGGTCAGCGACACTATTAACTACATGCTGCCCACGCTGATGAAAATTTTTGCGTCGAGCAAAGAGTTCTGCAAATTTGAGCCGCGCGGGCCAGAGGATGTAAAAGCCGCTGAGCAAGCGACAGACTTGGTGAACTTTTCGCTGCATCAGGACAACAACTTGTTTCCGATTATGAACGCTTGGTTCAAGGATGCGTTGCTGTTTAAGGTTGGCGCAGTCAAAGCGTATTATCAAGAAGACGAAACGGTTACGACTGACGAGTATGAGAACTTAACGGCTGAAGAGCTAACCCTGTTGTTGGCTGATCCTAACGTCGAGTTGGTTTCGCAAGAGGTTTCTGCGCAAGGAGAGATAGAGACATTTAGCGTTGAGATTAAACGCAAGATGAAATCGGGTTGCGTTAAAGTTGACAATATTCCACCCGAAGAGCTGATCTTTTCGCGCCGGTCTACATCTTTAGAAACCTGTGATTTCATTGCGCACCGCACGCAAATGACGGTTAGCGAGTTGGTAGCTCTTGGCTATGACGAAGAGCTTGTTTCTGGGTTTGCTGGCGCGACTGATTTAGACGCAGATCAAGAAACGCAAGCCCGCTTTAACGAGCTTGAGAGTGGCGAGGACACTGACAGCGCTGATCCATCTATGCGCGAAGTTCTAGTTACGGAAAGTTACATTCGTTGCGATTATGATGGCGATGGGATTGCTGAGCTTCGGCGCGTAGTTTCGCTTGGTGATGGCCGTGAGGTGCTAGAGAACGAGCCGTTTGATAAAGTACCGTTTGCGCTTTTGTCGCCTATCCTGATGCCTCACCGCATGGTTGGGCGTTCTGTGGCTGAATTGGTGATGGATCTTCAACTCACCAAAAGTTCAATTATGCGTCAAATGTTAGATAATTTATATCTGACAAACAACGCCAGAGTAGGAGCTGTCGATGGTCAAGTTAATATGTCAGACTTGCTTTCGAGCCGCCCAGGCGGTGTTGTTAGAATGCGCGCGCCTGGAATGGTACAGCCGCTTGCAGTTCCGCAAATTGGGCAGACTGGCTTTAACATGCTGGAATACGTTGATCAGATGCGTGATCAGCGTACTGGCTTTAGCAAAGCAAGCGCTGGGCTTGATCCTGACCGGCTTCAGTCAACCACTGCGAGCGCTGTCAACGCGACTATTCAAGGGGCGCAGCTCAAAGTCGAAATGATTGCGCGCGTCTTTGCTGAGACTGGTTGTCGCCAGTTGGCAGAGGTTGTGCTGCATTTGTTGCAGAAGCATCAGGATCGTGAGCGCGTAGTTCGCATTCGTGGCGAGTTTGTGGCGATTGATCCGCGCGCTTGGGCTAACGGGTTTGATCTCACTGTTGAAGCTGGTTTGGGCAATGGCCGCGACGAAGAGAAAGCTTCGATGCTAATGCAAGTCGCGTCCAAGCAAGAACAGCTCTTGCAGCAGCTTGGCCCTAGCAACCCTGTGGTGAAGCCTTCTCAGTATGTGAACACTTTGCGTAAGATTGTAGAGATGGCTGGCTTTAAAGATACGGAGCAGTTCTTCAGCTCCGGTGAGCAAATTGATCAGGCTATGGCGCAATCTGCGCAACAGCAAAAGCCAGATCCAGCGGCAGAGAAAGCCAAAGCTGAGCTGGCGTTAAAACGCGAGATTGAGATGGAAAAGCTCAAGATGGAGCGCGAGAAGATGCAAGCTGAGTTAGAGCTGCGCCGCTTTGAGATGCAAGCAGAGCTAGAGCTTCGCCAGCAAAAGTTGTCGTTTGGCGGGCAAGTTTCGGATAACTTACCGCGCGCATGAGTGATTTATTAATAGAGCGTGATCGCGGCGAAAGAGCGGCGGCGATTATGCGCGACCCTCTGGTAGCAGAGGCGCTTGAGGAAATTCGTACATCATACATCGAAGGGTGGTCAAATAGTGGCCCCCAAGATGCTGATGTTCGAGAGCGGGCCTATCATATGTTGCAAGCGCATGATGCGTTTGTTCGTCATTTTCAGTCAGTCCTAGAGACAGGCGAGATGGCGGCGCAACAGTTGGATGGCGCGCAATAACAACCCTTAAAATTTGGAGATTTGAATGTCTGGTACTCCTAGCGAATCCAGCCCTTTATCACAGCATGATGCTGTGGAAATGCTATTAAATGTCAATACGGCCCCTGAAGAGGCAAGCCCAGATGTTGAAGAGCAAACTGCCGAAGCGACTGAAGAAGTAGAGGCGACTGAAGTTGAATATGAAGAAGTCGAAGCCGTCGAGAGTGACCAAGCGGAGATGGAAGCAGATGAGACTGAGGATGATGGCGAAGTTCTCGAAACTGAAGAGTTCGAGGAGCTTTATGCTGTCAAGGTTGACGGTGAAGAAAGCGAAGTAAGTCAGCAAGAGCTGATCACTTCTTACCAGAAAACCAAAACTGCTGACAAACGGCTACAGAAAGCCGCTGAAGAGCGTAAAGCTTTTGATGCGGATAAGGCGGCGTTTGAGCAAACGCGTGTTGAATATCAAAACACGCTTGCGGCAATGAAAGACTTTTTAGGCCAGAACAACGGGCAAAAAGATCAAGCTTACTGGGATAACTTGTATGAGAGTGACCCTCTGGATTATGTGCGCCAGCGCGAAACTGAGCGCGACAATCAGACCAAACTTCAAGCTGTTGAGCAAGAGCAAGCGCGCTTAGAGCAACAGAAACGCCAAGACGAGGCGAGGAAGGTTTTGGATCTTATTCCAGAGTGGAAGGATGCAGAGGTTGCAACCCGCGAGGGTAAGCAGCTTGCAGAATATTCGCAGACAAGCGGGTTTACCCCACAAGAAGTAGGTTACTTAGGATTGGACAGCCGCTTAGTGCAGCTAATCCGAAAAGCGATGATGTATGACGGGATCAAGGGGCAAGCCCCTGCCGCTGTCAAAAAGGTTCGCAAAGCCCCGAAGATGGTCAAATCAAGTCAGCCAAGGCCCGCAAAAAGCCCTTCCGAAAGTCGGAAGCAGAAAGCTTTTGACAACTTGAAACGCTCTGGAAGCCGCGATGCGGCTGTTGAGTATTTGCTATCTAAATAGGAGGCCAAAATGGCTACTTTTAAAACTACTACTGCGGTAGGTCAGCGTGAATCGCTCTCCGACGTAATTGCACGAATTGATCCTTCGGACGTACCTTTGTACGCGAATATGAAAAAAGAAACCACCAAAGCTATTAACCATGAGTTCTTGGTTCAAGAGCTGGCAGCGGCGGTTGATACTAACGCTCAGAACGAAGGCGCGGATTACAGCTATACTGATCCAGAAGCACTTGTTCGTCTTGGCAACATCCACCAAATTGCTACCAAAGCCGGTAGTGTATCTGGAACCTTGGATGCCGTAGATCGCGCGGGCCGTGATCGTGAAACTGCATTCGTCAAGGTTTCAAAAGGTTTGGAACTTCGCAAGGACATAAACAAATCGTTTTACAAGAACGAGGCGAAGTCTTCTTCAGATCCGCGCAAATGTGCAAAACTGCCAACATGGATCACAAACGGTTCTTTCCCTAGCGATATGGCGGCGGCAACTGGTGACGGTTCAGACTTAGCTGACTTCACTGGCACAGCGCGCGCGATGACTTTGGCGCAAATTGATGCGGCGATGCTTGCAGCGTATAACGATGGCGGCAACCCTTCGATGTTGCTTATGTCACCAGTGAACAAGCAGAACTTTTCAGCTCTGTCTTCTGGTTCAGTTGCGACTAACCAAATCACGATGACTGCTCCAAAAGAAGCAACCATTATTGGCTCAGCCAGCGTATATCTTTCAGATTTCAATACGCTCTCTGTGACTGTGGATCGGGCTTGCCCAAATTCAGAAGTATATCTGATTGATCCAGAGTTTGTTTGCATGGGTACGTTGTCTGGCCGTGACATGGCGGTTGGTGATGTCGCCCCGACCGGAGATGCGACCAAATTTTTCGTCCAGTCAGAGTACACTTTGATCGTTAAGGCTCCGAAGGCCCATTCGATTATTGCGGGTCTTAACGGTTCGTAAGAACTGCCTAAAAATCAAGTTAGAGGGGTGGCTTTTGCCGCCCCTTTTTCTTTGGGGGATATATGAAAAGATTACTTTCGACAGACGCAGCCGCCAATAAGCGCACTTACTTTCACAGTGATGCTGACGGTGATCGCGTTGTTACGGAAATGGATGTTACCAGCATTCAAGACACTTCGCGCGCAGAAGCTAACGACTGGCGCAGAGGTGACATGGTTGGCAACACTCAAAAGCATATTCAGAAAGCAGCGAACATTCCGCTGCCGATTTATTTTCAGCTTTTAGCAAAATTTGGACACCCTGCGCAAAACCGCAAGGAGTGGATGACTTGGCTGGAAGAAAATCCTGACTTCAAAGCGACTGGCGGGCGGCTAATCTAATGGCGATTACAACTTACATTCAGCTCAAAGACGCGATTGCTAAGTTCTTGGCGCGCGATGATTTAACGGATCAGCTAGAAAACTTTGTGCAGCTCGCAGAGGCGCGCATGGGTAGAATGCTTGATACGCGCTCGCAGATTAATCGCGTGAATGCGTCTACGGTTGCTGGGTCAGAGTTTATTAGCCTTCCGACAGACTTGCGCCAAATTGAAAGCGTTAAATTAAACACAACGCCCAGCCGCGTTTTGGAGTATTTACCGCCCGCTGATTACTATCGGCTTAACAGCACTGACGCTGGCGGCACTCCGCGCCATTACACCATTATTGGCACAACGATTGGGATGCGCCCAATACCTGACGCCGTTGTTGGCGTGCAGATGATTTACCGTGAAGATTTGGATGAGCTGTCCGATACTCAGCCCACGAACACTATCTTGAGCCGACATAGTGACGCGTATTTATATGGCTCATTAGCCGCTGCTTCTGTTTTTCTAATGGATGATCAACGCGCAGCAAGTTTCGATCAAGTGTTCAGCAGAACAATCGAAGAAATCAAGCAAGACACCGCCAACAGCAAGTTTGGCGGGCCTCTTGTAATGCAGTCAGAATACACAGGAGTTTAAAATGGCAGCACTTTCAGATCACGCCGAAAACTTGTTGTTAAATTTTTTAATGACAACTGGCACGGCAACACGCCCAACAAATTGGTATTTAGCGCTGTTTACCGCAGCCCCTAACGATGCAGGCGGTGGAACAGAATGCTCTGGCAACGGTTACTCGCGTCAAACAGTAGCGTGGGATGCAGCAAGCGGAACGGGCGGCACTACTAGCAACTCTGCACCCGTTACGTTTACCGCTTCTGGCGGCAATTTTGGCAATGTTACGCACATTGGCATTTTTGATGCGTCCACAAGCGGCAACTTACTTTGGCACGGCGCGATGGCCGCAGCAAAGCAAGTAAATGCCGGTGATTCAATTCAATTTGCCACTGGCAGCATTGATCTAACCATAGCGTAAGGAGTAGCAAAATGGCTATTTTATCTGACTATCTTGAGCCTAAGCT